GTAAATGATAGGAAACAGACTAATTTTTATTATCATTATTTATTTGAAACATTTTTAAGTGGAACGAAGAATATATATTTCATATACCTGTAAATTACAAAAAAAGTACAAAATATTTTGATTATTTTTCCATTTATGTAAAAACAGGTGTTAAAATGCAAGTACAAACAAGAAAAAGAGGTGAAAAAAGTGGTATTTATTAGTCAATTACAAAAAGAAACATTATTAAAAGTAAATGATCTTATAAATGAAGGTAAAACATTTGATGAGATCTGGTGGGAACTACAAAAAAGCGGTTATGATTTTATAGTTGAAGGCAAAAACGGTTATTTTTCTAAAACACACACTAAACTATATAAAGATAATCAATATTCATTTGTAGAACTTGTTAAAAGAAGAAACGGCAAGGCAACATGGGAAACATGGAAAATATCTTAATTAAATTATTTGAAGATTTTTAGATTAGAACGAAGAAGAGGTAAAAATTATGGAAATTAAATATACTAAGATAAATAAAATACATGAAGTAAATAATGATATGGCACACAATTATTATTACATTTATTACGGAAAAATTATAAACGATGAAAAAACAAAATATAAAAAGTTTAAATATATTTTATGGTTTGATATTTTTGATCTACAAGAATATTTTGAAAAAGATATTATTACTAAAGAAGAGATCAAACAATATGCAGATGAAATAAATTATGAAATAGTTGAAAATTATGTAAAAGATTACAACGATATAGAAGGATTAAAAAAGTTTTATTCTTGGTGTAATAGCACGATTGAAAACTATAACAGAATATTATAAGAGGTGGAAATATGAAAAAAGAAGAGTTTATTGAATTATACAAACAATTAGGTTATACAACGATTGATGATCTATACCATTATAGTTGCTTGTTAGCAAGTGGATTTGATGAAGAACAATCATATAAATTGATCTCTTTATTAAATGATTTATGGTTAAAAGATGAGAACAATTATAGCATTTCAAAATTAAGTGATATGTTATATGAAATATATGATGATATTAACGACAGTATGAGTACCAGACAGATTTTAACACTTATGTATGAGAATGAGGATTTTTAGAGGTGATTGATATGTTTATAGGTTATTATGAATTAGATGATAAAAAAGATTTTGCTATTTATTATAAAAATAGATTAGGTTATGCAGAATGGTTTAAAGATACATTTTCACCAGAAGCAAAAAATATAGAAATATTAGATTTTACAATAAGAGGCAAAAACTATATAGAGAAAAAAGCATGTTTAGAAGAGATCGCTAAAGATTGGCAATTAAACTTTTCCTGGTTAGATTGGTCGTATAGCGAATTAGCAGAAATATGTGAATGGTTTAACAAAAATGCTAAAAGATATGGATTATTACAAGTATTTAAAGAAAATGCAATATGTTAGGGGTGAGTAATATGTTTTACAATAAAGTGAATAAAAATAGTAATAAAGAATGTTTTGAGTTTTTACATAATCATTTTCACTATTTTACGATGAGTAGTTGGAACTTAAATAAAAGTATAGCGAATAATGTTAAAGTATATAAATTAGGATTAGATTATGAGATTTTACACTTATTACAAGTTGATAATTATTTTGAAATAAACTGTATGATTGAAGATTGGGAAATATTACATGAAGGTTATACAGTTGGATTTAATGGTCGTATGGGTGGTTATTTAGTTTTATATAACAAACATAATACCAGATCCGTATTAGATGATTATATTTATAACGATAGTTATGAAGATTTTAAAGAAGAAATTAAAGAAGATTACGGATCATTAAAAGACTACCATGATAGATTGGTTGAACAGGTTGAATTAGTACAATCTTTTGATGAATTATGTGATGATTTACTAGAAGAATGTAAATATATGTTAAAAAATTGCAAAGTTGTAGAAAAAGAAAAACAAATAACACAAAAATATGAAGAATTAGAATGGTGTGAGTAATATGAAAAATAGAATATTAGAAAATATTTACGATATTATAAACAATAATATTGATGAAATAAAAGTAAATGAAGGTGTAAATATTTATTACACAAAAAATAATAAAATCTTTATAGAAACAAACGACAGTATTAGATTGTTTGAAATTACTATAAAAGAGGTTAAAGAGGTGAAATAATGAGTAAAGATTTATATATGTGTGTTAGTGATTTTCAAGGCGGTACATTTGGTATGTATCGTGCGGAAACGATAGAAGAATGGCGACAAACAGCACTTGGTTGGTGTGATAGCGATGATAACAACGAACTATACAAACAAATAAAAAAACTACCAGAAAAATATGTTATTGATTATATAAACGATATATGGCAAATAGAAATTGTTAAAATAACAGAAGATCAAAAAGATGATATTATTAAATACTTAGTAGGTAAAAGCGATGATTTTAGTTATTACAGAACACTTTTAGTAGAAGCAATACACAATTTGAGTAAAGATGAAGAATATTACGATGAAAAGTTTGCGGTACTAGAACAATTTAAAGAGTTTATAAATACAGTAGATTATAAATTATATACAGGTGGTATAAATGATTAAGGAAGAATATATTGTTATACAATTAAAAGATATATGTTATTACGATGATGATTTTGTTTATGAACCGTTTATTGTAAAAAAAGATAAAGATTTTGAGTCAAAATATAAGAAACTAGAAAAATTATGTAAAAATTATGAATGTTTTTATGAAATTGAAGATTTTATAAACAATAATTTTGAAAAAATAGAGTTTGAAAAAAGAATAGTTGAGGTGTAATTATGCAAGAATTTATTGAGGAATTAAAAAATAATAAAAAAGTGAATATTGAAAAAAATTTAGAAAATAAAGTTGATATTGATTATGTTATTGAAAGATTAGAAAATATTAACGAATTTTTATTAAAAAATATTGAGTATTTTAAATACCATAATAAAAACTTGAATAAGGAACAAGATTATAGATTAACTATGGTATATGATAATTTAGTTAGTAAAGGGGTGTTTAAAAATGATAAATAATATCAATAGTGAAGAATTATTAAAAGTTTTAAGAAAATATATCTGTAATAACTATGATTTTAAAGTGGCAGATATAATTGAAGATGAAGTTATAACTATAACAACAAACGAAAATACGAAAATAAACATTTATTTACAAGTAGAAGATTGTAGCGAGGATTAAATATGGAAAAATATAGAACAGGCGATTTAATAGATACAGGCGAATATATAATTGGCGAAAAATATAAAGTGGTAAATTACTTATTAAATGGTATATACCAACAAATAGCAGATTATAATAATGAAGCATTTAAAGAAAAAAGCGATGATATAATAGAAAACTTAACAGATAACATGAAACAAACAGCAAAATTATTAAATGAAGAAGATTTTGTAAATGCAGATGAAAACGATATTATTAAAGTAGATTACAGCAGCGATTATTACGGTATGGTGGTTAGTATATATGAAAAAAAAGATTAAATTAAGTTTATTAAATATCGGTTTGATTGATCTGTTGTTTGCGAAAATGTTTGGATCTGGTGGTGTTCCTGTAAAAATCACTACTTTTCAAGCAATATTATTGAGTTTAATGTTAGCACAATTTATTGTTATAGTAGGTATTATGATTGCATTAAAAATACTAGGTGAGGTATAGATGAATAGAGATAATATAGTAAAAATTGAATTATTAAATAAAGTTAGAATATTAAATAAACATAATAATATACTTTTTCCAGAACAAAAAGTTATTATTATTGAACATGAAACAGGATTAAAAGATATAATTGATTTACAATCTGGGATTGATATTACAAATATTGACTATTTTGAATTAAAAGAAACAAAAAATACAATAAGATTGACTATTTTTCCAGAAGAGAAATAGTCTTTTTTCATATTAGAGGTGATTGAATGGCGAAAATAAAACAACAAATAGATGATATTGCAAAATTGATTGAAGAGAATAAAAAAAGCGATAAAGAACGACTAAAAGAAATTAACGACAGAATAAAAGATTACGAACAGGATTTTATTACTTTTAATAGAAATAAAATAGGTTTAGAAAACGAAAAAAGAAAAAGAAAAAAACTAAAATTGTTATCTTTTAAAGATAAATTAAATGAAGATAAAAAATACAACGATTTATTACTTGCTAGAGATATATTACAAGACAGAGTAGATAAAGAAGAACAAAAAGAACGATTAACAGCAAAAAGACTAGAGAAAACAGATAGAAAAGAACTAGAAGAACAGGTATATAGCGAATTATACGATAATCTCTTTAAATACTTTATAAAGTTTAAAAATAATATAGTGGAACTAAAAGAGGTTTTATTAGATTATGAAACAGTAGATGAAGAGATCAAAAAAGTCGCAGACAGATACGATATAGAAGGAACTAATTACTTTTATTACTATTTAAGAAGAAATTATATAAACATTTTCAATTCAATATATGGATTGTTTAAGAATAACGAAAAAAAACAATTAGAAGCAGAAGCAGAAGCAGAAGCAGAAGCAAAAAGAAAATACAATAATAAAGTTAAGTTTAATGTGGTGGCAACGATTGTAAACTTATTGATCGCCAGAACATGTGATAAATGCAGATCCAGAAGAGGAAAAAGAACAAGTAGATAGAATTATACTTGTTCTTTTATTTTGTTGCTTAAAATTGAAATAAACAGGTAATAGAAGTATGATTTATATATAATTCACCAGAATATAAATATATGTGAAATATATACATGCTTTTAAATACCGTTTAAATGCGATTTAAAGCATGTTTGTATATTCCTGGTATAAATACATTATACATATATAAAACTCTTCTGTATGTTTAATTGTATAGGTAAAAACGATATTGCATTTTAATAAATAGTATGATATTTTATATTTACATTTAAAAAGTGGTATTATTTTACTTATTTATACCATTTCTGTTTGCAAACAAAAAAGAAGGATCTATACCCAATTTTTAGATCCTTTTTTTTGAAATAATTTTTGACCTTTTTTCAGGTCAATTTTTATTTGAAAAATTATTTGAGATTTTTTTAAGATTTTTTATTTTATTTGACATTTAATTTTAAATTAGATTTTTACTTTCTATTTTATTTTTTTATTATATTTTTCTTTTTTAAAGCGATTTGTGTAAGAATTACTATACTATTTCTTTTTCTTTCTCTTTGTTTGTAGTCTAGCATCTTTTATCTTTTCTTTACGATAACCAGGATGTTCAGCATAATATTTTCTGCTCATCTTCTCTTCATGTTCTTCGTGAGATTTTTCGTAGTCTTTTCTATATTGTTTCTTCTTTTCTCTGTATGAAGCATCCTTCTTGTATCTATCTCTTTGTCTTTTCGCTTTTTCTAGTTTTGATAATGCCACTGCAATCACCACCTATCTTTTTTATTTGAACTGCATAAAATAATATTCATTCTTCGTTCTAACCATTATTATACCACTAAAAAAGAATAAGTCTAATTTACTTATTCTCTTTATTTAAGTTTTTATCTATATAGATTTCTAGTTGTTCTCTTATAATTTCAGAAACTCCTCTGCCTTCTCTTTCAGCAATTAACTTTAATTGATTTAGCATAATTGTACTAATTCTAAAATTATATCTTTCAAGTTTTTCATCTTTAAGCAATCTGCTTCTCATAATTCCTCCTACAATACATTGTTTAAAATTGTATTGTTCATTATATCACTGCACTTATTATTAATCATATCTAAGTCATGTAAATATCTTTCAGTAACAGAAGTGGAACTATGTCTTAATGCTGCACTAACTTGTCTTAGATCAGCACCATTTTCAATAGATATAGTTGCAAATGAATGTCTTAAACTATGTAAAGTGATTTTACTATCTTCAATACCATTTTGTTTAAATAGTTTATTTACTATTCTTCTAATAGTTTCAGTTGTAACCTTTCCACCATTATTATGATGAGAACTAGATACAAATAGATAGTCTTGTATATTATATTCTTTTATATATTCTTGAATTAATTTATATACACTATCACTTACTATAACATAGTCTTGTTTATAATCTCTTCCTTTACCTAATACATATAAAATAACTTTGTTTTGATTAGTAGCAAAATCTTGTAATCTAATATTAACTAATTCGTTTGCTCTTAATCCACAATTAAGTGTTAAGGCGAATAAAGTCTTATCTCTTAGATTATCACAAGATTCTAATATTTGTTCACATTGTGTAATAGTTAATGCTTTTTTCTTATGTATATCAGTTTCTTTTAAACTCTTTACATTAGTTGTTATGTTCTTGTAGATATTATTATACTCTAAGAATGTAAAGAATTGTCTTACAGCAATTAAATAACTATTAACAGTAGCAACACTATGGTCTTTTCTTAATTCTTCTCTAAAAGCGATTACATCATCCCTAGTAGGTTGTTTACAGTTGTTTACAGATAAAAAATCTGCAAAACTGCTAATTCCCATAGCATAACTCTTTCTTGTAGTTTCAGTAACATCAATAAAATTAAAAAAATCATTTTTGTAGTCAATTAGACTACCTTTTTTTTGTTCTAGTATTCCTTTTTCCATATTCATTTTCTCCCTTGCATAAGTATAATAACATTTTAATATATAATTGTCAATACAAAAAAAGAATAACATTTAAGTTATTCTTCTTCATCTTCTTCTTTTTCTTTTTTAAAAAGTGGAATTAGATTCTCTTTAATTGTATCAATTAATCCAAAAAAAATACCAATTCCGATAGTAGTTAAGAATAAGATTCCTACTACACATGCTACATCAATTAATAAATTAACCATTATTTTTCTCCTTTTTTAATTTTTTTTCTTCTAACAATTCATCTATTTTTCTTTCGTATATTTCAGGTTCTAAATATTTTACTAACACTTCAATATCGCTGTAAGAAAAATCTAAATCATCTTCTCTATAATTTAATCTTGCATTATTATAAAGTGATTTTAATAGCATCGAATATTTACTTTTGATTTCTATTAATTGTTTATATTCATTTTCATCAATTTGCATTATTCGTTTTCTCCTTATCTAACTTCTATAAATGGTATTAATGTTTTTGGTTTAATTACAATTTTATAATGATCATCACTAACAATCTTAGAATCAATTTGTTCAACAAAATATGTAGTTGTTTCGTTTACACCTAAGAAGTTTTTAATGTAACCGCCATTATTATCTTTACAAATGGTTTCTAATTGTTTATCTTCGGTATCTGCTGTTATATTACAATAACCTGTCATTTCTAATAAATATTCTCCAGTGATATTATTTACAAATACTATATGTCTATAAACTTTAAAATTATCGGCATCTTGTGTTAGATTTTGATTCACAACAGAAGCATCACTACATCCTGTTAATAATATACAAAATACAAATAAACCAATAATTAATCCACAAATCTTAATTGTTTTTTTCATTCATTTCCTCCAATTTATCTTTTACATATTTTTTTACATTTTCTTCTTGTTCAGAAGTTAGTTCATCCCATTTTACATTTTCAGGAATAATTCCTTTTTCTATCATTTCATCTTTTAAAAACAAGATCACCATAACTTCTAAATCAGACATTTTTTTATTCATTAGAATGGTACATCCATTTCATCTTCTAATGCTCTGTTATAATTATTTAAAGCATCTACATATTCTTCTTGTGTTGTTTCGGTTACTTCATCAAAATCAGTTACTACAACTGTAAAAATAGCATTGTATTTATCTTTCATATAGAAACTTTCATAACCAGCATTAATTCTGATTTTAGTGCCATCTGGAATATCTACATCATCAGCAAAACTAATTATTTTATAACCATCTAATGTAGTTCCATCTAAGTTCATTTTGCTAACAGGGACTTTATAAAAAACATGGTTTTTATATTCTGTTCTATTAACAGTATATACACTACCTGCCATTAGTTTATACATTATTTGTTTTTTCTTTTCTTCTTCCATTATTCCCATCCCTTTTCAATTTTTTCAGATAATTGTTTATCTTGCCTTTTTTCAAGTTCTTTTTGTAAAGCATTGATAGTTTCTTGTATTTCATCATGCTCTTCTTGATTTTTAGCATAGAATAGTTCTCTATTCTTTTTTGCTAGTGCATTGATAATATTATCTGTGTGCATTTCTTCAATAACTTTTTTAGTGCCATCACTACTGATATAAGTCGCCATATTTATTTCTCCTTTTTATAATTAATTTTATTTTTAGATAAAAGGAACTTTAATCTTTTAATTTCCTTTTTATATTCTACAATATCTACTTCGCATTTATCTAATTCGATTCCTAAGTTTCTATTAGTAGTTTGTAATTCTACTAAATCTCTTTGAACTCTAACAAACTCGTTGTTTAAATCTCTTCTAGCAGCACTTGTTAGTTTAAAATTGTTTTCTAATACTTCATATTTTTTTCTTGATACAAATGGTAATTTCATATTAATTCTCCTCCGTTTTTCTTC